ATCCAATCTTCTGGTGTCTGTCAGTTGTTGCATGCCTATTTGTTGGGAAATATAGCTGCCTATCGCACTTGTAGCAGTTGCTCCAGCGAGAGTGTGTATTATGATCTTCGAGTAGGCGATTTCTAATAGCATCCTATACAGCATATCATTACTGGGGCCGGTTCTCAGCGCTTCCGGCGCATACAGCAGCTCGATGGCAGTCCCTTTGAGCTGATACCGATCGAGTGCATTAAATAGTTCCGCCAGTGACCTTTGAATGAGGGCCACCCCTGCACTTGGTAGGTAAGCAGCCCAGACCCCAGCTACAGTCAGTACCCACTGGAGTAGATCCGGGACATCTATGATTCCTGTCAGACGCGGTAAGTCCGTCGCATAGAAGATGGGTCGCAAAGGGTTCTCCGGTGCAGACAATGCCTTACCGTCGCATAGGTAGATGCTGTTGGCGACTGGTTGCCACTCAACCCAACGGAGTAGATTAAGATCGTGTAATAGAGGTAGAAAATCATCACCAGCCACAGCGATACTCGCTGTTGCCATGTCACCAGCCTCGGATATTGCTACTAATATAGGAGTCAACGATTGCGTGTTATCCATTAGTGAAGATGTTAAGCGCAGGAATATTTCGTTTGCTGCCGCGTAACGCTGCGCCCTATAGACCTCAATTAGTTCTCTTGCTAGTACTGGGGCTGTGGTGAGAGTCCAGTCTACTAAATCCGACTGCCTCATAAAATCCAGGGCGTTCTGCGCATTGCGTGAAACTGTTCTTAGCTCGGTATTTCGAACCAGGCCTCGTAACACCTGTACTAGAAACGGTTTCAATTCATCACGCAGAGCTACACTCACAGCTTTATGTGCCTCCTCGGCTGCTTCAGGCATGAGGGTGGCGTAGATTTCGGCGAGATTCGCTGATTGGACAAATTCGGAAAATTGGGTTATTCCACCATGTAGAGCTACCATAAACATACGGGCTAGTACTGCAAGGTCAGCATTAAGATTATTAGTCAACGTTCTGTTCGCCAACGCTGCAAGCTCTCTCGTGAGCGCGGTTAATCTGAAGGGTTCAAACAAAGAGACCTGATCTGATATGACTCGCACTCTGTATTGAGATAGTAACATTGGTTCAACTTCACGCCACACCACATCCCACATTGCTGTGTAGCTGTCAATATCGCTGTACAGTTGACTCGTAGGGAGAGTCATTCCTGGCCGTAATGGTACCATCTTAACCTTTTCCATAGAACTGGTCTTCATCGTCCACAAATTTAATGGTTGGGACCAGAGGACAGTATAACAATCTTAATTGTTTCGACACTACGTTACTATACGTATTTTCAACAATGGTAACCTCTGTGGTGCGAGTATCATATCGATCCTGAATTTTTTCTGCAATTACCACTGAGGTTGGTGATAAGGGTTGATCTCCTCTGGGAACACCCGGTCTATTCAAGGCCCTTTCAGCTCGCCTGAATAGTTTCCTCTTCCGAGGGTCACGACTATCTATATCCAAACCCAGTCCATAGATCCGTGCATTTACAAGTGGAGTCTCCTCCTCTCGTGAAAGTCGATAAGACACCACCTTTGCCCTACGCTTGAATTCCTCTCTGATTTGATACAAAGATGAGAGATGATTTTGCACATATTCAGCCAGGAGAGATGAAGGGGCACTCTTAAGGCCAGCGTACAAATCGTCTGCCTTATGTAACGCTACTGCCTCCCTTATTATGAGGTCTGACGGAGAGCCTTCTGCATATGTGTCGAGATCGTAGAGGACCACACGGGACTCACTAGCTCGCAGTAGTTCTAGCGCAAGTGTGTCAGGCTGCCACGCCTCTCTTATATTGAGCAGCTGACGATGTAGGATGAAAAGTGCCATCAAGCTCGTTATATATGGCTTATTGCTGGCGAAATACAATAGGGCGGGTAGCCATGTAATGTCCCCATAGGGAGATGGCTTCGTTATACGATAATCAATCCGACTGGGTAGCCGTG